ATGCTCCTACTTTATTAACAGGTTTAGCAACAATAGCAGGAAACCCTAGTGATCTGTGGTTACTACCTGGGTTAGAATTAGATGATGGTGATACACAAAATTTATATTATTTATCAGGTAGTTTAGTTGATAATAAATCATACATTAAATTTATTGTATATAGTGGAGTTTATGAATCTGAAACCACCCCATCATCTTATTTATTAAATTTGTATATTGATAACATATACCAGTGGGTTGAAACAAGAGTTAAAAGTAATACCTTCGGAACCACAGGACCGTATAATTCACCTTCTGTTGCTCAACCATCATCAACAATAAGTAAAGTATGGAGAGGAGATTTAGCAGGACAAAACTGGGTGTATTTAGGAACGGGTAGTGTTTATGTAAACTAACATGAGAATAACCTAAATATAAAATGTTTTTGTATTAAATTAATATTTATTAAAAATGTCAACATTCAACATACAAGTAACCCCTCAAAATAATACTTTAGTAGTAACAGATAATGACCAGAATCAGGTTGTTGTTACTAATCCTATTACCTCTGTTGTTGAAGTTGTATCACAAGGGCCCCAAGGTCCTGTTGGACCTATGCCCAATACTAGTTCATTAATATCTACTAGTTCATTTAATAATTTTACATCTTCCTACAATACAGGATCATTCACAGGTTCTTTTGTAGGGCAAGTATTAATAAATTCTCCATCAGGGTTAATAATACCTAACACTTCTTCAGGTATTCCAACATTTACAGGAACCGATGGACAGTTTGTATTTGGAACAGATGCTGGAAACTATTACCTTTATGTCTGGATGAATGGGAATTGGAGGTCTGGATCCTTAAATTAAACCTAATTTTTTAATATTTATAAATAAATTATGGCTTTAACATTATCAAAAACCGGTATATCAAATGGTGGAACAATCCAAGCACCGCACGTTACTCAATCGGTAGATGCTTTAACAGGTATACAAGCATATGATATTAAAATATCTGGTTCTTTAAATTTAACAGGTTCTGTAGCATCCTTTAGCGGTTTTACAGGAAATTTAGCAGGTACTGCTTCCTGGGCTAGCAATACAGTAGCAGCTAATACAGCGACCAATCTTAACGGAACAGCTTACCCGAGCGGTAGTGCAGTAGGAGCAGCATCAGTATTTAAATTCATTGCTGGTGCCGGACAGACAGATGCTAGTAGCACGGCCGCCATCACGGTAAATGAATTAGCTATAGGAGGGATGAGAGTATTAAACCAGACCTGCTTCATAACCGCAACTGCAGAATCAGCAACCGGTACTAGCATAATCACGGTAGATCCAGCAGGTATGCCACCAAACCTTCAATTTAAAAGTTCGGCTCCAAATACTAAATTCCATTACCACATAATGTATATTTAATAGACTGGTACTAGCCTATTTATTAGTATATGGCTAACATCCCAATATACCCAGGTTCATCTTCCTTTTTTCCGGGAGATACTCCTTTTGGGTTTTACGACTATGATTATCAGTTTCAGACAGATGCAGATAAGGTAGCATTATTTTGTGCAAGACGCCTTGGATACCCTATAGAAAACATAGAATTACAGGATATCAACTTCTACACTGCCTTTGAAGAAGCAGTAACAACTTACGGTAATGAGGTATATGCTTATAAGGTAAGACAGGATTATCTTTCAATGGAAGGAGCTTCTAATTCTACTAATTTAAACTCAGTAGTAATACAGCCAAACTTTGCCGGAATTGTTAGATTATCTAGACAATATGGAGAAGAAGCAGGAGTAGGGGGAACAGTTCCTTATTATACAGCATCCTTTCATACTAAAGCAAATCAGCAGGATTATGATATGAATGCCTGGGCACGAGCTTCAGCTTCCCTAGCACCTGGTGATACAATCGAAATTAAGAGGGTGTTTTATGAATCACCTCCGGCAGTTGTAAGGTACTTTGATCCTTATGCAGGAACCGGGACCGGGATGATAAACATGCTAGATACTTTTGGATGGGGTAATTATTCTCCAGCTATTAACTTCCTATTAATGCCTATCAACTATGATCTTCAGAAGATTCAAGCAATTGAATTCAACGATCAGATCAGAAAATCAAATTACTCATTTGAATTAGTAAACAATCAATTAAGACTATTCCCAATCCCGACTGTGGATGATGGAAAAATGTTCTTTGAATACATTAAAAACTCAGAAAGGAATAGCGTTGTAGATCCAACACTAAGCGGATCAACAGCAATTACCAACGTTTCTAATGTACCTTATGCAAACCCTAATTATACCCAGATAAACTCTATTGGAAGACAGTGGATCTTTGAATATACTTTAAGTCTAGTAAAAGAAATGCTGGGATATGTTAGAGGAAAATACTCAACCATTCCAATCCCGGGAGCAGAAGTTACTCTTAACTCAGGCGATTTAATTACAGCTGCTACAGCAGAAAAAGCATCACTACTGGAAAAATTAAGATTACACCTGGAAGATACTTCAAGAGACAAGCAGCTGGAAAGAAGAGCATTAGAGGCAGATTATAAACAAAAGGAACTAAATCAAGTTCCGCAATTAATTTTTATAGGATAATGAAGTTAACAAAACTACTAAATGAGATTCAATTTTACATGTACCAGACTTTGGTATACGTAGAATTTGATGACTCAACCAATATTACGGATGTTGCCCAGTTAATCAGGAGCGTGCAGTACGTAACAGTTGTAAATAATAAAACCGATAAGGAGGATTTGGAACCCAGAGGCTTGCTTGAGATTAAAGTAGTGACAACCAAACCAGGAACCGAAACCTTTGAATTAGTAAGAGCAGAAGCTCTAAAACTTATACCTGAATTAAAAAAATTCAAATATAGTACAAAGCAATTAAATAAAATAAAAGATCTGTAATGGCATTATACGGAGGATCGAGAGATATTAGCATGTTTAGGCACGTCAACAGAGAGTTGATGCGTAATATTATATCTCAGCAGGTCGTTTTCTATAAGGTTAACATTACAGAGACTACAATTAATATTTACGGAGAGGCAGCAGGGGGGAGAGTCTTTGATGAACCGGTCTTACTTTTTTCTTTAATAGAGAGAGGTGATCAAACTGCCCCTATTGTAGATGATTTAGTAGGATTCAAATGGCCTGTCACCTTCAGGTTCTTAAGGGATGATCTAGTGGATGCCCAAGTCGTACCTGAGATAGGTGATATAGTAATGTGGCAGGATGCCTACTGGGAGATAGACAATGAAAATATTAGTCAACTGTATGTAGGTAAAGATCCTGATTATCCATACACAGACAGTAATGGAAATAATCCCTTAGAGACTGATTTAGCAGAATTTGGTTATAATGTATCAGTGATCTGTACCGCACATTACGTACCTGCAGATAGAATAGGTATTGATAAACAGAGACTATAATGGCAAAGCAGAGAAAACCAATACCAAAAACCCAGAAAGAGATCAGCAATTCTTTGATTACTCCTTATGATCCTAGGCAGGGAAATCCCAATGATGCATCTCCAGATAAAAACAATAGAGCATTACAGACTTCCTTTAAAGGAGATACTGCAAAACCATTCACCGTCGGTCTCCAGGATATCGATGAAGCGATTTTCTACTATTTTGGGAATGTAATTAAACCAGTAGTAGTTCAGAATGGTCAAAGTCTCCCAGTACCAGTTCTTTATGGATCACCGGAAAAGTGGAAATCATTCCAAAAAGATGGATACTTAAGGGATGCAAAAGGTGCTACTATGGCTCCTCTGATTATCTTTAAAAGGGAGAGCATTGATAAGAATAGAGCGATTGCAAACAAGCAAGATGCTAATAACCCGCATAACTACGTAATTACTCCTAAAAGTTATACTTCAAGGAATGCATACTCAAGCTTTGATGTCTTAAACAACAGAGCACCGGAGAAGGAATTTTATGCAGTAGTAGTTCCGGATTATATTACTGCAACCTATACTTTTGTAGTCTTTACATATTACGTAGAGCAACTAAACAAGATAGTAGAAGCAATTCAATATGCTTCAGATTCATACTGGGGAAATCCTGAAAGATTTAAATTCAGAGCAATGATTGACTCTTTTGGATTCCAGGCAGAATTAAATGAAAACGATGAGAGAGTGGTTAGAAGTACTTTCACTGTTAAGTTGAATGGTTATTTAATACCAGATACAATACAAAAAGGTACTACAGCCATCAATAAAGAGTATGGTAAAACAAACATCAACTTTACTTTCGAGACTGATAGTGAGTTTTAAGCATCAGAAGCTGTAAGTTTTTTTTGCATTCTAAATACCTATTTATATTAGACTAATTAACTAAACAAACAAAATGGCAGAAATCTTGATATCACCCGGTGTACTCACACGAGAGAACGATTCATCATTCATAACTCAAGGACCAGTATCCACAGGTGCAGCAATCATTGGACCTACCGTAAAAGGTCCTGTAGAAATCCCGACAGTTGTAACTTCTTACAGCCAATTCCAAAACATTTTTGGTACTACTTTTAACAGTGGAAGTTTTGTATATACATACTTCACTTCTATCGCTGCATACAACTATTTTGAAAACGGTGGAGAATCACTATTAGTAGCAAGAGTAGTATCAGGTTCTTATACCGCAGCTACAACTTCTATTAGTGGAAGCGATACATCAGGATCAGTTGCTTTCGAAACTCTTTCTAAAGGAGTTATTATGAACAGCTCAGGGTCTGAAATAAGTGGTTCTTTGGTAAGTGGTTCTAAAGACAATTTAAGATTCCAGATCATTAACTCTAATACTTCATCAGGTACTTTTGATCTTTTAGTAAGAAGGGGAGATGATACTAACTTATCTCCTACCGTACTAGAAACTTGGACTAACCTATCATTAGATCCATTTACTAACAACTATGTAGCAAAAGTAATCGGAGATCAGACTTTCAATTATAAGAGCTCAGGAACTAGTTACTATCTAGATATCACAGGATCTTACCCGGTAAATTCTAAATATATTAGAGTATCAAGTGTAACTAGAACAACACCTAATTACTTTGATAATAACGGAATTGCTAAACCACAATATACTTCTTCTATCCCAGTAGTAGGATCTGGATCATTCGGAGGCGCTACAGGAACAATTAAAGGAGGAGCTAACTTCTATAACGCAATCGACGCAACAAATACACAAGGATTAGAAGGGGGTAACTACACCAATATGATCAACTTGTTATCTAACAAAGACGATTATAGATTTAATGTATTATTAACACCAGGATTATACAATTCAGGGTATACTAGCCAATGTACTTCAATCATCTCTAATACACAAGATAGAGGAGATAGTATTTTTGTACTAGACTTAGTACCTTATAATTCACAGGTTAACACAGTGATTGGTCAAGCAGCTGCTAGAAATACTTCTTATGCAGCCTCTTATTGGCCTTGGTTGCAAGTTCTAGATCCAGATTCAGGACAGCAAGTTTGGGTGCCAGCTTCCACTCTAATAGGAGGAGTTTATGCATTCAACGATTCAGTAAGTGCCCCTTGGTTTGCACCAGCAGGTATTAATAGAGGCGGATTAGGACAAGTAATCAGAGCAGAAAGAAAATTAGCTCAATCTGACAGAGATACATTATACACAGGTAAAGTTAATCCAATCGCTACCTTCCCAGGAACAGGAGTAGTAGTATATGGACAAAAGACACTACAGACAAAAGCTTCTGCTTTGGATAGAGTAAATGTTAGAAGATTGTTAATTCAGTTGAAGACATACATTTCTCAAATTTCTAACAACTTAGTATTTGAACAAAATACTTCTGTGACTAGAAATACTTTCCTTGCACAAGTTAATCCATATTTGGAATCAGTACAGCAACGTCAGGGATTATATGCATTCAAAGTAGTAATGGATACAACTAACAACACACCAGATGTGATTGATAGAAACCAATTAGTTGGTCAAATTTATATCCAACCTACTAAGACTGCAGAATTTATCTACATCGACTTTAACATCACTCCAACAGGGGCGATATTTCCAGCTTAATTTCTAAATCAGTAATATTTATAACCAAATAAGACAATGGGAATTTTAACATCAGACGAAATATTTTTCACCGCATTTGAACCAAAAGTACAAAATAGGTTCATTATGTATATTGACGGTATCCCAGCATACCTTATCAAAGGTGCAACTGGCTTAGGCTTTGAACAAGGTGAAATCATATTAAACCATATTAACGTTTACCGTAAGATTAAGGGTAAATTGAGATGGAACGATTTAACCTTAACTCTATTCGATCCTATTACTCCTTCAGGAGCACAGGCTGTAATGGAGTGGGTTCGTTTACACCATGAATCAGTTACTGGCCGTGATGGTTATTCTGATTTCTACAAGAAAGATATCACGTTAGGTATCTTAGGACCTGTAGGTGATGTTGTATCTGAATGGATAGCTAAAGGAGCTTTTATTAAAACTGCAAACTTTGGTGATCTAGACTTCGACAACGATTCAGCTGCACAGACTATTACAATGACTGTAGGAATGGATTACATGGTATTGAACTACTAATCTAAACATAAACTTAAAAGAAGGCCCTGCTATTTATATAGGAGGGCTTTTTTATTATATGAAACTTAGCATTATACTACAGGAGGTGATTTTACCCACAAACCTAAAAATTCTTTTGGGTAGGTTGAAAGACCAGGGGTATACTGTACTAGGTTCCGGAGATAATGGCATTGCACTTCAAAAAGGAAGTAAGGTGCTTAAGTTAACTACCGATGTTGATGAGCTAGAACACGCTAAAAAACTTATAAAACATAGTTTCCCAAGTATAATCCCTATCAAGAAAGTAGAAGTTCTAGGACCTAAGTCCGGAATCATAGAAATG